TTATACTTAGGAACCTCACTACTATAACCTTCGCATATTGCAAGTCTATATATAGGAGTAGAAGAATCAAAATATTTATTTATAACATTAGACCAAAATACTTCACTATATGCAAAAAAAGGAGTTAATAAAGGTTTTGTTTTAGAAAGTGGCTTAAATATTTCTTCTTTTCCATCATTTAAAAATACCGGAAAAAATTTTTGGCTTTTTGTTACTCCTTTAGCTTCAACATCTAAATTTCTATATCTATCACAATAATTATAGTGTTCAACATCACAATTAATTTCCATAAAATCACCACAAAAAATATTATCATATCCATCACCCGCAACAATATTCCTTTCAAGCGCCATTGGTTGTGAATAAGGTATACCCATAGATTCATGACCCGGGAATTCATAATTAGTTTCCATTATCCCATACAACATTCTTGCGTTATAATTCTTTAAAAGGTCATAATCCATGTGTTCGTTTTCCCCAATTTCAAAATCAAAGCCTGAAGTAACCTCTCCAAAACAACGAGAAAACTCAACATAACTTGGACTTGTCATTCCGGACATATACCATTCAATATAACCCTGATTTCGTTTTATAAAAGTAAGAAATACCTCAGTAATTTCACGCCCCATATGGTCTTTCAACCCCGAAATATCAACATCATCAGAATAAATAATTTGAGCAACAGGGTCCCCATATATCGTCTTAGCAAAACCTGCTTTATTTATTGTCGACCTCAATGAACTTATACTCTTGAAATCCCTGATATAATACTCACATTGTTTTCCATTTATTGTCTTAGCAACAAAAATATTTGATGGTATTCTTATACATTCAATGGTATTACCAATAACATAATTCGTTTCTTCACCCCATCCATCTGCAAGGTCATCATATGATATCGCAAAATAATATTTTTTCATTTCACCATTAACATCACCAAGTGACATGACCCTACACGAAAAACTCTCCTTACCATCCGCATAAAGCACAACCATATCACCTTCCTTAAGACCGTGTTTCGCTTTAGTTCTAAAATGTATTGAACGAGTTTCTCTTGTAATAAGATAATCATAAGTTTGTCCCTTCTTTTCCTGAAGAAAATTTGTCGAACTACCTTTCATTTTCAACGATTCTGTCGTATGCCATATGACCCTTAAGCCCTTATCTTTCTCAAAGAAATCATAAGGTTTACCATTATCATCAACATAGCGTTTCCTGTAAGGATAAGTTATCCTCCAATCCCAATTATACTCTTCACGGTTATTATACTTCTTGTTTATCTTAGGAAGAAGAGAGAAAAGGGTTCTATCAGGGTACATGTCAACGAATTCACAGGCACCTCTATTATTTAAAACCTTATTAATCGTTATATCAACCGATTCCCCATCTTTATAAATCGTACAATTAGGTTCATTAGCATAAGCCTTATTATAAAACCCCAACCAACCATTTTCTTCCTTAAGTTTAGCCATAAATGCGTTTTGAAATGACATGATATTGGAGTGATTATACAAATGGCTCGGTCTATCTTTTGTCTGTGCGGTTGGACTCCCTCCCCCAGGTATTTCTCTCTTATGTGTTGCTATCTCACCATCGCCATATACCAAATAATCTTCAATGGTATTAAATACATTTTCATTTGATATTATTTTCCCATCAATTTTACTTTCGCCTCGTCTAATAGCAAAATAACCTTTTCCTCTAAACTGATGATTATTGAAGATATCCAATCCACAATAATAAGTAAAATTACCAAGGTCTGGATGGGAATATTCGGTATCTCGTATTGCTTCATAACGAGTTATACCCTGCCCAATGGGGTACTTTCTTATACCCCTATCCCAATCTCCTGATTTGGCCAACCCACTGTCACCAAGTATGAAAGATTTTGTGGAACCCTCTTCAGACACAATTTCAGTAAACATATTGAAAAGGATATTAGTCATGTAAGGGCTTACGGTGAAAAATAATTTATATTTTCTCGTCGAATTTCGTTCGTTCAAATATATTTCATATTGATTAATTGTTCCCGAAACATTACCCCCTGTAAACAAAGACTGCTTTGTTGATAATTTGATTGGTACAGAATTCTCAACATTAATATTGTTTTGCCCGTTGGCACTATTTAATAAAATCTTTTGCATCCTAACTCAATTTAAGAATATAATAAACTTTGCCATTAATGTTTTTCTTTTCAGACACAAAAACCTGACAAACGGTATGAGACCTTTTCTTTGTCGTAACTTCTCCCGCCCCAAACTCATCTTTCTCTATATTATTCAAAACTCGGTGCAATGTATTTCCACCAGCTAATAAATGTAAATTGGATATTTGAACCAAGTAGTCTTTATAATCCTCTATTCCTTCCCTATTTATCAAACTTTCCCTATCTGTCACTGTAAACGTACGATTAAATATATTTTCAATACACCTAGTTGTAAATTCAGTATTCTTAGGAGCGAACATATGTACAATATTATTGTATATATCATTCGAAGAAACCGTCTCAAGAGATGGGTTATCATTGACAATAATCTTAAAATTACCCTCTTGTCTAATACCAACTTTATAACCGTTTGTTGCATTAGATGCAAGTTCAACATAACTAGATGATAAATTAGTATTTTTATCCCTTTGAACAATTCCAACATATTTAAAGACATTTCGCCAATAAGGAAGTTTAGCAACATGAACAAGCGTACACTGTCCTTCTTTAATTTCCTTACCTTTGTTAAATGAAACATCCCCATTAAACAATGTAACATAAAGTTTATTTGAAGAATTGCCACATGTAACTAACATCATATTATTGGTATCATATGCAAGAATAAATGTTTTTAGATTACTTATATTATTAAGAAATTCATTATAAGTCCCCATTGAATTTGTGTTAGCAATAAAGATATTATAATCACCTTCCTTAACAATTCGTCCTTCACAATATTTAGTTCCCCATGCAATATCATCTGTTTTTTCATCTTCTGAATATAATGCATAATACAAAGGATAACTACGGGAATCGCCAGACGTCGTCTCATTCAAAGCATGATAGAGATTGTCTGTACCTAAAACAAGACCTTCATCTTCAGCGGTCAACGTAACCACAGAACCATGAGAACTAATTACACCCTTATTAAGTTTCTTATCAACATCATACGCCTCACCTAACAACAGCACATTACTATCCTTAGGACTCGCAGCCACATTAAGATTATGTGGAGTTGCATCAGTATTAAACTCACGATAATCAACTATAGTGCGATAAAGAAGATATTTCTCATTCTCATTCAAGTCTGAAGTAGATGATGAGAAATTATTCCACCACGAACCTTTCTTCTCTAAATTATATAATGTATTATAAGAAACTATTCCTAAGCCATAGTTAGGATTACCTATTGTAAATGTGAGAGGACTACCATCACGCACAATAAATGTGTCATATCTAAACTCGCAAGAATATTTTCCATTTTTCACATCTACCGACCTTATCCAAATCTCATATTCTCCATACCCCCACAACTAAAGTCTATCACCATCTTTCAAAGTAACCCATTTATTATCACGATAATCTTTATATATAACACTGTAAACACATCCAAAATACAATGGAATAGAATCAGAATCATACCCCCCTTTTCGTTTAATAACCACTCGATAATACTTTATATTACTTGAGTCCCCCACGATTTTAAAACTACCGTCGATATACCCGCCATTTTCAGCAGTCTTTGGGTTATAATCACTAACAGCGGCACCAAGTTTATATTGCATTTCAGTTTCAGCAACACTCGTTCTAAAATTTGTAACTGAATTTTTATCATAAGAAACTTTCAAAAGGTCTTTACCAACAACAAGTTCCTGAGAAATTTCATTACCATATTCATCCTGTACAAGAACCTCATAAATACCAATCGGCACCCCCTTAATTTTAAAATTATTCGAAGCCTCCTGACCCTGAATAACAGCCATTGGTTGTTTAAAACTAGTAATTGTTTGATAATCACCCTTTCCCACATTTCCTTTATCATCACAGTCTTTACTTTCTATAATATGATAATCATCCATATAGAGCCTTGTTAATGTATAGTTCTTTACACTCTCTCTTTCAAGACCTTTTATGGAAACTTCCACATCAAAATTCATATTATATATATTAGTTCGACCTGTCGACCACATAACAGAAAGAGACATCTCACCCTTGGGAGTTGTAATTGCCTGAGGAGCACATGGTGCGTAATATTGTCTCTTGAAAGCATCCAATGCAGTTGAACCATTTACAAGTCCGAAATAAAAATAGAACGAATTCTGATAAACAGGCATCCTATTTCCACCATAAAGGTATTTCTTATTATCACCCATTCTAAAAGTGATATAATCATTACTTTCGAACTCACTTTTTCTCACTATCGTATTACCACTCTCGAAAGCAACATCAACCCCCAAATTAGGATGAGATTCCATCAGTTCATTAAAAGTAGACTCATTCCAAAGAGATTTGGTTTCCTGTGGAAGATGTTTGGTATAAGTATACCCACTACTACTACTGATTATTTTCTCCAAAGAACCATCAAATGAATCAGGAAGAAGATATTTGAAATCGTATTCCTTATAACCATATGAATTAACTACAGTTCTAAGCGAATTCTGATTCATGGTTGCAAACGCACTCCTAAATGTCACATCATTTATTTGGTCCTTTGAAATCAAACCATTAGGTGCAACATACAGATAGTTAACAATATCATAAGATAAATCCGCGTCAGCCTTTAATCCGGATTTATAGCCCACAGGTATTTCCAAACGTTCTGATAAAGTCGTACCAATTTCACAGGCACGTTTAAGATTCACACATGACTTGATATTTGTCTCAGCATTAGAACATGAAAGACCCAAAAAATGCCCACCCGGTGATAAAAGTTTATCATCAGAATATTCCAATCCATTATTTTCACCATGTTCACCATCATAACCAACACCCTTATACGACCAATCAATTCCCGAAAGTTCCGTAACAGGGAAAATATCCTCATAAGCCAAAGTTAGGTCAGATTTTGCTTCCGTATCTCCTACACCATCATCAACCGGCCATTTATAGAAACCGCCTTGATAAAATACATAAGTTATCTTCGAGTCTTCATATTTCTTAGGAGGAAGCATATAACCATCAGGTATAATATATGTGTTAGTTTCATTAGCATTGGTAGGCACAATAACCCTATCAGCATCACTTACCTTGTTTTTCAAAAATTGATATTCTGCACCATCTCCCCTATTATGATTGATATCATATCCCAAAATATCTTTAACCTGAGGGACCGTACTATCTTTCAAAATCCTCTCATAAGAACCATAACCCTTGTCTAAAGAGTCTTCAAATGTCGCAAGATACTTATCAAGTTGTCCATAAGTTGGGGTATAAGGTTTAACACCTTCCGTACGAATATAAGGGGTCACCATGCGCCCATTACTTCCTCCCCAATCATCATGGTTCCATCTGTTACCCGGACATTTGGCATTGCAAGACCATTGTTGAATAACGTTAACTGTAGGCGCGGGCCAAACTGTGTTCTCCCCCCAAGCATCCTGTTGTTGTGCACTTACTTCCAATTCGCTATAAACATCACTCTCATCATCAACATTCGTCTGAGCCAAATTTGGTGGGAGTTGATAAGTTGTTGCGAGAAGACTGTCAAATGTTGAAGGAAGCCCATATTCATTACAATCGAAAAGCGTGCCCAACATTACAATATCAGTCGCAAAAAACGGCACTCTATTAGAACCTCTGAACTCACATGGTTTAAGATAATACACACTATCGCCCAACGATGTTCTACTCTCGTTAACAACGCCACCCTTAGAACCAAAAACCTCAATCATATCACGTCCGTTGGCTTTGTGACATCTTAATTTATTACGATGGCACCCCACTTTAGTTGTGATTTCATTATTGGAATCATAAGCCAATGAACATTGCTGTACATATCTTCTTGATACCCGTGATATAGCCGTATTATTCATACAAGCCTTCACCTTCTCAGTTATAATTGTCTGTCCTTTCTTACGTTTTTTCTTATATTTTACATTTCTCGCCCAACGAGGGAGATAAACTGTTCCATTAATCCAATCGTTATAGAAATCAAACTTAATAACCTGATATTCCTGTGCAAGATTAATTTCGACACACTGCATAAGATAGTCAGTGTTATTGGTTAAATTAATACCAATCACCGAGTTCGACTTATTATCCAACATATTATTAACTTCCACAGAGGCATTGTCTTTTGTGGAAATTGTTGTGGGGTCAACCTGTTTAATAACAACGTATTCCTGATTATTAATTTCCACTTTATCGTCTGTTAATCTAAAAACGCCATTCTCTACCTTCCCACTAATTGTAAATTTCTTTACGGCCCAATTAGACCCCCCTTCTTCTGTATATTTAATTGTATATTCTTTAGAACCTGAAGTGGTTTCACCTGTTATTCCAAGTTCTGTTTTCAATTCATTCTCAGTGAAAACATCAGCCACTTCTAATATTGTATCATAATTATTAGGGTCAACAAAAACATACTCATATGAGACATCCCCCCCATCATTAAGTGTATCAACCCACCCATAAATCTGTTCCTGAAGGGTTTGGTCATCATCAACTCCTAAGTCAGCAACAATCTCTTTATAGGTATTACAAACAGACTCATTTTCCCACTGTCGACATGTCTTATTACTCTTCGCCGTCTTAGGTGTAACTTTCATTCCCGGAGCAAAATACCAATATTCAAGGTCAGGGCAAATTTCATTTGAAATATATGAATAAGGCGTAGTGAAACCAAGATTTCCAATAACACTCATCAAGCCACGTTTCAATGTATTAACCACCTTAACAATCCTGACCATCAACTTTATGATATTGCACATAAGCCAAAACATGAAAGGTATCCTTATCCTTATATTGTTATAAGGAATTGGATTATTTACCCCATGAACATTCACTTTCTTAATTCCTGTGAATCTATCTGTCAAAATATTTCTTGCCTTTTGAAAACGAGGTATAAATGACTTAATTGTATAGACATTATTCCACATAAGGGATTTGAAAGAATGGTCTTTTGTCCTTGAACCGAAATTATAGTCTATTTCATTCTCATTATTTGGATTATGAGGTACAAGCACTTTTCCACGATGATAACTTACAGCATCAGGGTTTGTTTCATCAAGAGAAAGTCTGAAACGAACCTCACAACGGGTAGGGATACCCTTTTCAGGGTTATCAGTAGGTACCATGTTTCCATATTCATCAGTCATCATATAATCAAGATTCATCGGAATCTGAAAACACCACACACCATTACCGTCAATAAGTTGAGTACCTTTAATCTGCAACTCAGAAACTGTGTTGTCAATATTCTTTCTAATGATTTCAATAGTACCGGGACCTGTCACCATCTCACTCATTTCACCCATTCTTTTTGATGGCACACATTTCCTACTTATACCTTCGTTAGGCGTATCAGTAACTATTGAACCCATAAAGACACATGTTGGTTCAAACTTAAAAGCAACATCTATATCCTTTCTTGTTATTCCAATCTGTGTCCCTTCCTTAGCGTCGCCCCAAAACGGTTTTACATCAACAGTCGTGTCCTGCGAGAAAACCTGTGAAAGTGTTGAAAGTTCAGTATCAACCTTGAATTGATTAGGATTCTCAAATTGTTCTATCGTATAACCCTTATAAATAAAATCCCTCGGCCTCTGTGAAAGTTTTCCACAGTCTGATATATCAAGGTCCATATGAAGGGTATAGTTCCCTGTTGGAATACCGAAGAACATGTAATCACCCGCTTCATTTGTACGGGTCGTATATTTGTAATATTCGTCAAAAATCTCAAGAACCGACGTATCATCAAGCATCAATCTTTTGTTAGGGAAAGTTCCCACAACGCGATGACAGTCATCTTTCTGTAGGTCAGGAAGAAGATTATAACGTCTACCATCTCTATCCTTACCATTTATTATATCATAAGGATAAAGTATTTCTTTTACTATGTCATTAGTATCATTTTTCTCAATGAAAAGCGAAAGTTTTGCATTAGGTACACCAAAACCATTGTTGGCAAGAACTCTTCCCACAACAACGCCATAGTCGCCCACATTATATCTGTAGGTTCCTCTTTGGTCTATTTTCATTGACAGGATTTCCAAAACATCATATTCTTGCGTTAAATTAACAGTAACATATTGGTCCTGCCCCACATTTGTTCTAATTCTCAACGATTTATTGTTCTCCATATTATACCTATATTCGAACTTTTATTGCCTTAAAGAGTGAGATGGTTTCTTTTTTTAAAAAAGCCTTTACAAAAACAAGATAAAATAATACAATGGGGAAGAAAAGAATAATTATAATCCACATGAAGACAGCCTGAAAAGCCATCTTCACTTTCTCCTTTGTAGGAATATTCTCTTTTGTCTCAGGTTCATAACCATAATATTTTTTGGTCGCCCTGACATAATCGGTTGCCTTACAATTACACCCCATGTTATTTAAGTTTAACTCGTATCCTAATGTCCTGCTCAGGATATTTTATTTCTATCATAGTATCATTTTCACTATAAAGAATATGGTCTGATACTGATAGGTCAATCTGACTTCTATTCATCGCCACTTCACCCGCCGTTGCCCCATAACATTCAGTCTTAGACATGATTTGCTGTGTCGTCTGTGTTGGCGAATAATTAGGGCCATACTCATTATAAACCCTGAGGTCTATCAAGTTTTTAACACCATCAATCAACGAAATTTCCTTCTCAAGGTCACCAAGGAAAATATCGTCACCCATCTGATGAGTATCAATATTCATATATTCCTTAACCTTATTAATGATATTGGTAACTACATCCGCACTATTATAACTCTTGCTTATATAGCAATCTATTTCAAATGAAACATTAATAATACGCCCCGCCTTCATCTCCACGTAATCGTTAATCATTCTATATTCAGAAAGATAAGACTCAAGGTTCTTAGCAAACGCAGCCGGTATTGATGGCGTAAGTTTACCATTCATATCAAGACCGAGGAGATAAATCATTATCTTATTATTTTCTTCAGTAACACCAACACGATAAGGGGTACCAAATGCTGATGGAAGTTCCATGATACGACTACGGTAATCATTTAACGTGACACATCTATCCTGCGCCCCCTTATTATATTTAATATAGTTTCTAAGTTCCTCACCCGAAAGCATATCCCTACCTGATACTGCAGGAGTCGTATTTGTTACAGTAAATGAGTTTCTTATCTTAGCAACAGTATCGCTCTGCAACGTCTCATACTTACAATCACTAAAACCAACATTAAGATATTGAATCTTATTAATTGACCCCTTAGGTAGGTTACTATTAGCACCCGCACCCATCTTATAAAGGATATACATGGTCGTATTCGGTTTAGGAGTAATACCAAGTCCATCATTATTAATCATCCTCGTTATAAGATACTTGCTAAAAGAAGCAGCATCACCAAGTGTATAATCATCTTCAATATATTTGTGCCCTGCACCAAAAATAACTTTCAAATATCCTTTATCAGTATATTCAGTTATAAACTTCTGACGAAGCGGTTTCCATTCACCTTTTGAAATACATGCCGTTGGTACAGTAACTCCATTTTCACTAACATAACCATATGTTGTTGTTACAGGAAGATACTTATCATCCAAAACCTTTCCCCAACGGTAAGGCTGAACAAGTGCATCAACTTCAAAGAAACGATATATATCCTTTTTACTCTGTGTATATTCAGCAGGCATATATTCTGTCTCCATCATAAATTCATCAAAAGAGGGTTCCAATTGGTAGTTAACGCCTTCCTTAAAAATAACAGACTCAACAGACATTACGTCATCAAATGGGAGGAGTATTTCCATGAATGGTTTCACGTCAGACTTAGTTATCTCTTTCTTGTATATAGCCGTCGTACCCGCAGTAATGACAAAATGTTTTGAAACCCTAAACCCAGTGATATCGTCATTTGAGTTCTTAACAACCTCTATTGTTCTATTAGGCACACCATTTTCATCAAAAGCCTGACTGAAGTCAACATCATGGTCGAGTTCAAATATTACAGTACCATTAGTAAACTTACTTCCCCTTTTCACAACAGGAGCAAGGGCCCAATTTGGAGTACGTCTTGTTGAAACCGCATTCTGTACCTCACTATTAACAGGTAAGATACAAGTTAATTTCAATTCAGTAACAGAACCTTTAGGCCCCGGTATCTTAACACCATTATTTCTTGCAAGATTATAAAGAGATGAAGTCTGCTGCGCAGTATTGACGTTAGTTTCTTGAAACGCTCTGTCTATATGATAACTAAGACTATCAGAAACGCCTGCAACTACATCCATAAGCCAAGAACCTACCGATGCATCATTAAGACTTTCTGAAATTTCAGGGTAATATTGTTTAGTAAAATCGACCAATGCCTCACGAAAATCCGTGAAATCTTTATTAACGTAAGATATTTTTCTATCTGCCATAATCAAATTAAATAACTCTTATCTGTATATTATCAGGTTCCTCAGTTTCCCCTTTCATTATGCTGTAGCTTATATCTGCATAAACCCTATTTTCATTCTCCTCATCCATATAAAGAGATATGTCCTTAAATATTATCCTTGGAAGGTACTTAGATACCTGTGATTTTATTTCACTCTTAATAGCACTCCATGCTTCATCATCGTTTGGTTCAAAAATATACTTAATCAAATTAGTACCAAAGTCGGGGTTCCTATAACGCTGTCCCTTAGGCGTAAATATAATATGAAGCAATTCGCTCCTCATTTTATCTACATAAGTTTCATTAAGGTCAACGAAATAATTATTTTCAGACTCATTCTGAAAAGGGTATTTTATACCAAAATATTGTTGTTTTGCCATATCATTAAAAACTACGTCTATAAATAGGTTAAAACTTATTTTCGTAGGTTATAATAAATTAACAATAAAACAAAAAACAGTAAATAAAAAACCACCGCTTAAGCGGTGGTTTACATTAAAATACATCTGATTTAAATTCTTCAGCATCATTTTTCTGACGTATCTGTTTTGCCAAATCCATTAATTCCCGATGATGCCGAGCCTCAACCTCATCAGCCCTTTCAAAATAAGTCATAGCAGTGTCAAAAGTCTCAACTTCGTCACAAGAAATTGTTGCAGTACCATTATCATACCTGATTCCCTCAAAAATCGCGCCCGATTTTCCATTACGATTCTTCAGAACAGCAAGAGTGGCCTTATTTTTATCAACATCGTCAAGTGAACGTGCAATTGAAATCACAACCTGACAAATCTGTGTCTTGGTAAATGAACCACCAACTTGGTCCATAGTAACAACATCAGTACTTGTCACACTACCTCTATTACCCTGAGTTGGAATCCAAATGGCAATATTTAAATTTTTTGCCATATTCTCTATACGCCTCATTGTAATCGCATCCCTTGTATAATCCTTTTCCTGATTATACGCAGTCCTCTCAGGAACAAGACATTCAAAGTAGTCAATAATCACAAGGTCAGGGGAAAAACCTCTATTACGGAGTTTCTTAATATACTTTTCAATGTCAGATGCACTTTTAGTACCTGTATTGAAACGCTTGATTCTAAGATTCTTTGTAAGAAGTTCTCTATCCTTATAATTAAGGAGTTGTTCTTTAATTTGTTGTCCAACCTCTTTATCCTTAATAATCATTCGGGCTTCAACCTGCGTAAGTTTTGAAAAATGTTTTCTTGTAATATCAACATCATCATCCTCAAAATAAATCTGCAGAACCTTGAATCCCTCATAATCATTTTGTGGAAGGCGGCATGTTGCAGCATTAGATGCTACGCACGTTGAAAACGTTGTTTTACCAAAACCCGCAGAACCAATAAGAAGCCCAACTTTTCCCTTGTTAAGCCCCCCTCCTGCAAGGAGTTCATCCAACTTAGATACGCCTGTTGGAATTGCCACCACACTATCAGGGGAAACGGCTTCATCAAGTAGGTCAAAAATTGACTTACCATCGTCATCTTCTTCCCCTATTGCAGCCGCATCATCAAAGAGTTTCTGACACTCGTCATATCGCTCAATATCACCCTCACGTGCAATATCAAGAATTGTTTTCGATACTCTAATCAGGTTTTGTTGACGGAAAAACTTAACAGCCAATTCTTTAACCGTTTCAATACCTTCGGTGGACTTTTCCTTAAGATGAGATACAAAAGATTCATTCTGTTCAACATCAATCTGGGTTGATGCCTTACTGTTGAGTAACATTTTAATTGTCTCATAAGTGGGGCAAGCATCCCACTCCTTAAAATAATCTTTCAATGTTCCCACAAAAGTCCTCATAAGAGGCTCTGAAAATACATTCTGATTTACAATGGGGTAGAGTTCCTTGAAGAAACCTGGTTCCTCCACAAACGCTTTAATAAGTTTATATTGGAAATCAACTCCAAGGAACCCCAAATTGTCTTTATTAATTGTTTTATTACCCATATTTTGTTTTTGTTTTATGCCTTAACAGTAGTGTACCATGAGTTCTCATTGCTACAGGTACTCTGAATCTCCTTGATAATCCTGTAAACATAGTCAGGACGACCACCGAAAATCTTGTAAGACATAAACGCATCAAAACCAAGTGTAAAGGCATCAACCTTATCATAACGACCTCTCTTATTTGTGAGGTCAATTGAATTTCTCACATAACGAGGATAAACCCCTGTCCATACTGTTGAACACACCTCCTGCCCATTATCAAGGAACGACAACTTATATTCAACATAATCCTCAGAAGTAAGAGGGTTTGTAAACTCACCATCATCAAACTTAAAAGTGAGAGGCATTACCGAACCACCAACAACATTACCTTCGGCATCAATCTCATGCTTCCATGCAAAATCGTGGTCCTCTACGTTCTTTACAACAATACCGTTACCTCCACGCATTCTCTTCTGATTATAAGGGTCAGCAAAAAAACGGTACATCTCATCCTCATCATTAAAAATCTGAGGGCACATCATCTCCATGTAAATGGCAGACTTATCCTTAAGGTCCTTGTCAATCATATCCGCAAGAAATCTCATTGTATCAAGAATATCCTCAGACTTGAGACTTGTTGGATTAAAATTGAAAATCTTGAAATACCTCTGACAAATAATATTGTCACCTACAGTCAACTTGAACTCGAAGCGTTCTTTATAGTCTTTCGCTTCAACAGACTTCTTTACTTCAACCATTTTGAAATACTATTAATTGTTAAACATACTAAAAATTCCATTGATTCTTAAATGCAAAGATAAAAATATTATTTGATAATACAAAACTATTTTTTACCATATTCTTTTGCAAATTTCATCTTTTCTCTATTAGCCAATGAATTAAACTCAATGAAAAAACTTGAAAATTTATTTGAATCGAGTAATTCAAGAATATCATCTTCACGAACATAATTTGCTACATTTCCAAATGAGCGTCCTTCAGGGTCAATCGTAGCATACCTCATTGCATTTATTTCCTCCAAAGCACTTTCAGTAAGAAGAGGCTTGCGAAGATTTATCAGTTTTTCATTAATCTCATAAAAATCGCCTTCATAATTTCTTCTTGAAATGCCGTTAACAACATTTTCCAAAAATTTCAAAGGCTTTTTCTTATTTTTAACACGTTCTTCATTCAACTCCTTTGCCCTTTCTTTAACCTCATTAACCGTAACAGGTCTATCTTTCATTTCAGGCATAATCTCAAATAATTTATTTTCCGATAGACCATCAATGTTACCAATATTATCAGAAGTGTCGCCACAAAAAATCTTTTTGATAAGCACATTTTCACTTGGGTAGCCGTTTATTGTCCTGAAATTATCATATGTGACAAACGAATTGGTTCGGGGATTAAAAATACACACATCAGGTGCAATCAATTGTGTCAAGTCCATATCTCCGGATACAATCACAATTTTTTCATTAGGTTTCTTATTCAGAACATAGTATGCCATAATATCATCACCTTCAGTGTCCCTATCACATATACACCTTATGAAGAGTTCTTCAAAATATCTCATCAACATCTGACGTTGACGGGCAAAATCCTCTTTCTTCTTTATCTCTTCAGGACTTTTATCCTTCTTTGGCTTCTTCTTTGAAAAGATAGCGGACCTCATCTTACGGAGGCTCTCATTATATGCTTTAGCATAATCCGATTCACCCTCCATATATGCATCATAGTTCTTGTCTCTATTAGCCTTATATTCATTATATAACCTATAACGCATTATACCGCTATTATCATCATCGAAGACAACATATACATAATCAAAATCTTTTTTCTTAAGGAGGTTCTTCATCTTCACCAAAAACGTGAAAAATGCACCATATTCCTCGCCACGAGTGTTAACTTTATTCGCAACCTCACATATCTTAAGAACATTAGTCCCATCCACCAATAAAGTATAAATCGGTTTCTCAGCCAATTCAGGGTGAGAAACAATAATATTCTGTCTTACAGGTTGTGCCATTATTTTACTCCCCCTCATTATCTAAACCAGAAAAAAATTCCTCAAAATCCTCTCCATCCCAAAAAAAGAAATCGTCATCAATTTCATCATCAAACCATGTTTCATCAAAATCCCTTTCCATTATAGTTTTCCTCTACCATTTTTATCAACCTATCATATAATAACTAAAAACTCCTATTTTTCTATATTATATGATAGGTTATAACTTATCACATGTGTTATTTTATAACAGTTTTTTATATATAACTTATCGTATATAATGATTAATATAACTGTAAATATATTACCATTTAAATACAAAAATAAGGGATAAATGGTAATATATTACCATTTATTACTTCAAATATTTTTCAGTAAAACCATCAATATCCATAATTTCAATACCCATCTTCTCAGCCTTTTTCATCTTGCTTGAATTTGAAGATAAGTCTTTAACAATCAAACAGGTCGTGGCCTTTGTAACGCCATCACCAATAATACCACCAAGTTCCTCAATCTTCGAAAACATTTCTTGGTTTCTAAAACCTGTCACACAAACAACCATCCCATTAAGAGGGCCTTCAGATACCGGGGTTGTGACATATGAAAATTTAAAATCCTCTACGAGTTCATTCCAAAATATAAGTTTCTCATATCCATCAATGAATTTCTGAGCAGTAATTTCCTTAACACCCTCAATAGTAAGAAGATAATCCATTGCACAACCATCCATTCCACGAGCATCAATTATCTTCTGAAGAGTCTTTTCACCAAGGTCGGAAAACCATCCTGTGGCATGAAGAAACCTTGCAAACGGAAGTTCAGTCTTAATCCTATTCAGTTCAGATAAGAACTTATTGACGCTAACATCAGCCCATCCATCAAGGCCAATAAGGTCATCATATTGAAGGCCAAAGACCTCAAAATAGTTTTCTACTAAACCACATTCAAATAATTGGGTAAATGTCTTTTCACCAAAACCATCAATGCCCGCAATTTCAAAAAATTTCACTAAAGAAGACAGTCTTCTTCCTTTACAGTAATCATTCACGCAAGCCATTTCACACCAATCACCATCAGGCCCATAAACAGGTTGTAACTCATGTCCGCATATAGGACATTCATCCAATGAATTAACCTCATAATTATCAACCATCAGCATAGTAACACAAGACTTTCTCTCCTGAAGAGCAACCGCATATGCGTCTTCATACTCCTTGACCGTCTTATATTCTTCTCTGAAAGGAATCATCTTACCACCAACCCCAATTACCTTAGGAATTACTTCTCCTGAACGAATAACAGTCACCATTTCCCCAGGATAAAGCATCCAATCATGGATATATCGCATATTAATCCCACTTACCCGCTGTATATCTGCACCCGCAAGATTAATAGACTCCTTAAGAATAAGAACCGGAGTTACAACACCCTCCCTATTAACACTACGTTCAATTCGGTCAATTACCCCATAACCAACCTCAGAAAAACTTGGATGCTTATAAGCGACTGAATAACTTGGATTACCATTAGCCTCGACACTATGTCGATGCACATCCTCATTAACATCTATCACAAGGCCGTCAATTGGATATAGTTGTTTCCACTGTATAAACATATTCAACAACTTTTCCTCAGTAAGATGATGTGGATTTGTTACCTTCTCATAGTTCTGATTCATCAATGCCATCAACTGCTCCTCCTTACTCGTCGTGGAACCTTGAATCTCATATGGCATCACTCTTAAAAGGGCGTACTCATTCTTCCTACCATTATCAAAATCTCCGTTAATCAAACCCGTTGCGGAATTCCTTTGGGACTTGGCACCCTCATTAATCTCCTTAAACTTTTTCCAATCGGCATTGTCAATTATAATCTCCCCACGGACAACCATTTTTTCCGAAATGCTTGGTTTAAGATAAATTGCCGATACATGTTCAGTACAATCCTGCCCTGTTGTTCCATCTCCCCTCGTCCACGATTTATCAGTACTCATTCCAACAGAAAGGCCATCATATTTAGGGGTAATGATAAACGTCGCATAAGGAAATTTCTTCATCCAAGCAATAAGGTCATCATAATTCTTAATCTTATCTAAAGACATCATTGGATAAGGTAATTTCATCTCCCTACTTTTAGGTTTTTCATCATTCACACCTTTCTTGAACCATTCATCATCAGGATTCATATCTCTAAGTTCCTGTTCAAGAGCATCATATTCAACATCGCTCATAATTGGAGTCCCTTCTCTATAAGCATCATTTGCTACCTTCAGTTCCTCCCTAATATTATTAATATTTCTCATAATTAAAAATTTTCTTTTGCAAATATAGGTTTTATTTTTAATAAAAACAAAAGAAGGGACAAATATCCCTTCTTTTTAAGTTATTCAAAAGACTCTTCTTCAGTAAATTCAATTTCATCTACTGTTGCATTTTTAAGTTTACCACTCGTATCACCCGATTTTAATTGAGCCAAAATATCAGGGAGAACCTTTTTCTTATATTCTTCAATTTCACTTTCAGCAATAATACCATGACTTGTACAAATTATTTCTCCCTCATATGTCACGTTATACGGAGTCGGCAAATGGTTCTTCTTTATTGAAATTGGCGCTTCGGTTCCGAACACATACTTTTCACCTTTCAAAGTTGCCTGTAGTTTCTTAACACCTGACATAACAATTTTTCCACAGAAAATGAGCAAACGAAGAGCATACTCAAAACTTACGCCACCCTTGAGCTTAACCGAAGGTTTACCCATTGTCGCCATTGATGAGTCCCAAATCTTATTCACAATAAAGAATGAATTAGTATATGGATAATTCTGACTTCTTGATGATGGAATTCTCGTATTTACAATTGTATTGAACGCAACTGATATTGAGTTAGCATCAAACATATTATTACCTGCTTTAGAAGTATATGATTTCCAACTACCAACACTACCTACTGAATCCCATATAAAAAGAAGTTCAACAGGAAGTTCACCTGACTCCTGTTTATCAAGCAAGTCATTAATAATATATGCAATATCCTCAACTACTGCAACTTTTCTTTTAGTTGATTTTCTCGTCATAGTTGAATAATCCATATCCCCACAATATTCACAGATGGCCTCATTGTTAAAAAGGATGAAATTACCGTCATAATCAATAATTTTCTCTTCACCTGTTTCCTCATCAACACCCATAATAGGAGTTGCTTCCATACCACAATTTATTGCATATTGAAAATCAAAATTACTTTCAGTCTCAAACAATACAGGGAGGACACCTTGACGTTGCGCAGACGCAATCAAGCAATTTTTCAATGTTGACTTACCTGTAGAATTCCAACCACAGCATCCAGAAAAATAACCTTTAGGTATTCCCGGAAGGGATAGTGCATCAACATATCCTTTAGGCATTATAAACCACTCCATTGGTTTATCCGCTGTAGTAGGTAATTTTAGATTCTTTTTAAAATCTTTAATATCAAATGCTTTAACATTTTTTTTCTTTAACGGCTGTGCCATATTATATAAATTTTATTTTATTATTCTTTCGCAAATATAACGAAAATTATTGATTTTTCCTAATATACAACGGATTTTCTACCTTCTCATAGTAACATTTCCGACACATTGAAACATAACGGTCATCACCACCAACTTCAATCTGTTCACCATCAACAACAACATTTCCGTCCTTGTCAACACGAGCATTGAAAATTGTCTTCCCATCACATTCGCAACTTGATTTAATTTCAATCAACGAATCCGCCACTTCAAAAAGGCGTTTACTCCCTTCAAAAAGATTTGTCTGAAAATCGGTACGAAGCCCGTAACACATGACACTAATATCGAACTTATCAACAACTGCAGCCAATTGGTCAACCTGTTCCTTTGAAAGGAATTGTGATTCATCAACAAGAATCCATTTAAGTTGTGGCTTGTACATGGCATTATTAATGTTAACCATTGTCGATATCAGTTTATAGATATTTGTTGTTTTCTTGATAGTAACACACTCCCTATCACCTAACGCACGTGAATGTATAACATCTGTACCATCACGGTCATCAATCTCACTTTTCAATATTATAAACGGAATTTTCTTTTCTTGGAAATTATGAGCCTGTGCCAACAATTGCAGACTCTTTCCTGAATTCATAGTTCCATACGAAAAATAGAGTTTCTTACTCATTTAATAATCAATAAATTATATAACAAAAGGAGCCCATAGGATACAATTATCCCATAGGCTCATTTGTCTTATTTTTAGAATGGAAGGTCTTCCTCGTCCTTATCATCCATGAACATGGTATTCACCTCAGCCTCAGCCTTGGCCATCTGTTCTTCAACCTCAGATTCAACCTTTGCATTAGCAGCGTCACGCTGTGCATCTGCAGTTGTCTTCGGAATCCACTTTCCTGATTCTCTATCAAACCAAGGAATCTCACCTGTACTGATAATTGAAAGATATTCATAAGGTTTAACAACAAAAACGTCACTCCACTTCTTTGTGTCGTTAATCCACTCACTCATGAGAGCCTCATCCTTAGAAATTGGTGTCTGAGAGAGAGCCTGTGTAACTGTTGTTGTTGTCTTATTATCCTTATCATTATCTGAACCCGAAATTGTAATAATAATGTCACGTCCCTTGAATGAATCATAAAGATTTTCCTCTACACCCTCTTCAAGTCCCTCCTTATAAAGGCGCTCCGCAAGCTTCTTAATGAGAGAATATGCATCATCACCTCTACGTGAGACATTTACTTTCCAAAACTTAGGTCCCTCAGATTCTTTGCCACGTTCAATTACGCGCATAATGATAGTCTCTCTTGCAATGTTTCCAAGAGATAGTTCTTTAAGTTTCTCCTTTTTGGTTGGGTCTGTTTCAGACACTGATTCATTATAAGCACTCCTCTGTAACTCACAGAAAGGACACTTCTTACCAAACTTCTCGTGGTCAATATCAGACTTTTCAAGGCAGATGTATGACTTGAAACCTGATTCCGAAACCTCCTTTGGAAGCTTGTTTACTGAATGTGTGTGAACCTTGATAAATGGACTGTATCCGGGCTGTCCCGGATTAGGGAGAAGTCTGACTCTTATTTCCTTTGTCTTCTCACCATTCTTAAGACGTGTGTCAAGATAATTCTTAGGGTCAAATGAATTGAACTTTGTTGTACCCTTATTTTCTCTCTTCGACTTCATTTCCTCCTCAATCTGAGCGAGTTCTGCAAAATTTACGCTAGGAATGTTAACCAAATTTCCCATTTCAATAAAATATTTTTAAAAAATTATTATAATCGTTTCTAAATGTAAAGATAGGTAAAAAAACGTTAAAAACAAAACGTTTTTAATAAAAATTTTCGGTCATCAGGGATATATCCCTGATGCCGTAATACGTTAAATTAACAACTAATTTTCGTGGTCAAGTTTATACTTGTTGGCATAAATTGCCTTCTTCATCTTTGTTCTGTGTTCGACAGAAGGCTTAACATATTCCTTCCTTTCTCTAAGTTGTTTAATTAATTTTGTCTGTTGTTCCTTTCTTTTGAATTTTTTGAGGGCTTTCTCTATTGTATCCCCCTCATTAACCTTAACAATAAGCATTAATATAATCTCCTATTCTTTAAAAATCAAAAATATTCTTAAGACTGTTTAATTCAGCCATATCATCAAAAGATTTAGCGATTTCATTCCAATCCGATATACCATCAACATCGGCTTTTGTTATCTGATATTTAGGATTATCCTCGCCATTATTGTCATCTTCAACACTATAATTCTCAGGAGCCACATTCTGCCAATAGTTTTCAATTGACTGATTAAATGGGGCTGATTTCTGTTGACGAAGACTCATCTTCTCTTCAGCATTTGGGGCGCGACGTTCAATCTCCTGTTTAAGGGATTCAATGCCCTGATTATTTGCTTCAACCTTATCTTGAAATTGAAGTATGAGGTTTTTCAGGTCTTTCAGTTCGTCAGAAACCCTTCCAACACCTTTAGCAGTCTCTTTCTGATAACCCGTAAGAGCATCTATGTCAATGACCTCGTCGCCATCTTCCATATCTTCAATATCCTCATCTTCCTCCGGTTCTTCAGTAGAAACATCTTCACCGCCCTGAGGATTCAGACCTTCAACACCCTGTTCGCCTTCAGCACCACCCATTTCAGGAGTCTCAGCACCTGTCTGTGGAGCAGGAGCATTTCCCATTGGACTTGTTGATGCAGCATCAGCCATATCCATACCGCCCATCGGGTCATTTCCACCCTCAGCACCGCCCATTGCAGGGTCAGCAGGGGCTGCAGGGGCGGCACCGGCCATAGGGTCCTCAGTAGGGTCCGCCTCAGTGATTCTTGTTGGAGCAATTGCCTGTGTATACTCCATTATTCGATTAAATCTATCTCTATAATCCGCTTCAGTCAATATCTTAGCCATTAGTCATTAAGTATTTGACGATTATCTTCAGTAAGAACCACTTTTGATGACTCTGTACGTTCAATGAGGCCATGGTTATTCCTAACCCTATTGATTCGGTTAGGGTCAATACCACTAAGAGCATTTACAAGTTCCTCAGCCTGTTTCAATTTATTCTCGTCCATCTTCTTCAACTTTTTCTTCTTTATCTTTGTCCACCTTTTCACTCTTTTTAGGTTTACGTTTAACCTCAACGGGAGTTTCAATAACAGTGGGTTCAATTTTTTCTACATTTATGTCATTTGTTATCACAACAGGTTCAATAACAGTAGGCTCAGCACTTCGTTTTACCATTATTCTACTGTCAAACCTATCTTGACGAACATTTCTTGCTTTTTTCGAAACATAAAGCATAACTGCACAATATTTTCATATAAATATCAGTTAAAACAAGAAAATAATCAAGTATTTGCGTAACAAAACATTGCTGCAATTATAATATTGTTGTCTTCAAAGAAAATTTTCTCTTCTTCAGTTAAAAAACTGTTTTCTGTTGTAACATTTGTAAATCTTTTTTTAATCAAACTATATATTTTCTTCTTTTTCACCCCAACATATTCACAATCATCCAAAGAAATACCCAAAACCCTTTCACCATATGCGATATATAATGTCTTTTCTGTGAAATAAAAAGATTTTGGAGTATCATCTTGTAAAAAACGCAAAAAACCACGAAATTTCTTCCTCGAACATGTCAAAACATTGAAAAATGTGTATTTTATTGTCTTTTTAAGACGTTTTAAAACCTCTTTTTTGAAATTTTCAATATCACGTTCATTGTCTGAACGTTTCTCAGTTGTTGCAAATGTCCAAAATATATTATCACTCGTAATTCTCTCAATGTAATCCAATTTTTCAGTAAGCATAACCTCAGCGTTAGATACACCAATCACTAATGTAGGCAGAGATTTATCAACACCATCCAACGTATCAGATAAGTTAATAAACCTGTTGAACCTATATCTCTCTAATTTTGAAATTATGTTTCCTATATAACGCATAAAAGACTATTTTCACAAAATTTTCTGCAAAAATAGTCTCTTTTTACTAAAACACAAAAAGTTATTTCAAAAAACTTGTGAAAAATTTCCCAAAACCCCATTTTTCTTCATTAGTTGTCTCATCAGCAGATACCGTTTCGCTATATACCTTAGGGGACATCTTCATGAAAAAGTCATCAATTCCATCAGCATGTAATTTAGCGAAAAATGCAGCCCCACCTTTCGAACCTAAAAATCTAACACCATTGGTATTCGTATGGAATACATTCTCAGTAAGGACTGTAGGAGCAAGAGAGTATGTTGTTGGTCTAATGCCCTTATACGATTCACTGAAAACCTTAGGTTCGGAGTAAACACGAACGTTACCAATCTCATTATGTTGCTTGAACGATAACTCCCCGAAATTCTTAGCAGCAGCGGAACCAATACATTGGGCCAAGACAGTACTTACATCAACATGCGGCGCTTCCTTATATGCGCTTAAATAACTTATATACTCTCGCGACTGTCGATAAACAGACCAATAATTAGCATCATTCATCGTCTCACCATTACCCGCAGCATTACTATGTATTGAAATCAATATGCAATTACCATTCTTTTCACGATATATATTGTTCACTATTGGCAAAAAATTGGTAATAGAATCCGCGTCAACGCCTTTTGATGAAACAATTCTTACATCAGGATAACCTCGCGATTCAAGTTCCTTTTTAAGTGCATCAGCAATCTTTCGATTTCCCCAATACTCCCTATATCGGCCCGTACCTTCCCCATTGATACCAAGTCCATCGACAAACGCTCGCGAACCATCTGTTTTCTTGGCTCTCATTGTACCATCAACATCCAAATCCGGGGTAAACTCTTCCGTCCCACCCCAAACATCAGCCGCATCTATCTTTGGCGACTGTTTTCCTGACGTTTTCATATCATGCCCCGCATCAATCATAATTGTGGTATCATACTTATTGTATGGTATTGACGTAGCCACAGGTACTGAGTTATCACTAATTGTTGAATATACCTCAATCTCACCATGGTCACCTATTTGCGAATCAACATTTGTTGATTTCAATGACGTAATATTAGCATCCTTCTTGGAATCAAGTTCAAAACGATTCTTGTTTATCCTAACACCTTCAAAAGAAGTCGTCATCCCATTCTTGGTGATATTATGTTCGACATGTATTATGAAATAACCGCCTTTAAATAACGGTATGTTATTCAATTGGAAGTATGTCATTGGCATAATCTGCACATTACCCATCATTTCAACTTTACATGTATACGACTTAGTTGCATATACATCAAAAATATCATGAGCCTCAAAACCAAGAGCATTAGCACCTGAATTACCCTGTTGTGATATAAGAAGTTCAGACATCAACGAATGGGCAGTTGCTTTAGGATTATCCATACCAACAGAAATATCCTTAAAAAATCTTTGTGTTGACAAACCATAAGTTACACCAAAGACGGGGACGTCATTCCTATTATCATCATCGTCATATTTCCTAACAAAGTCATTCGTCTGCATAAGGAAATCGACACCGTCATCATCATACCCATTATAAGCCGCGGTATTGTTCAAGTGTTCCGAAGGTTTATGAGAATATACACCAATATAAGTCGTCACCATTGCACTATCATCTACCGCCATATACGGATATGGAGTGAATACTTCTTTCATCTTTTCAAGACTACTAAGATATTCATATGTATTGACAGGCAAGGCACATAAAGTGATATTACTAAACTTACAAATCTCATATATGAATGAATATACGGACATTTCAGAAGAACCATCCATAATTTTTCTAATGAGTTTGCTCAATTCTTCAGGATTTACCACATAACTCTTTTTAATATCACTGTAATGGCTATCATAAAACACAAAATTATTTATATCAACCTTATAATTTTGCGCAGAGCCACTATTACCAGCAGACCTTATTGCACCAAATTTCCATCGGTCATAAAGTTCTTTCAACGTCATATACGTGGCCAATTTCTTATCACGAGAACCATAAGTCTCTCCATTTCGCAATACAGTACTCTCAGTATTCTCTATTTCCCCACAAAGCGATTTTATCTTGTCTATGAAATATTTTACGGCATTTTCACCTTTTTGTTGATTTTCACTGTCTCCAATAACAGACATTCCCAATATACAGTCGCTACACACTTTTTCCTTTTTACCCTTTTTTTTACCCTTTTTTTTACCCTCAGTATTGAAAACCGAATTCTTTTTTCCATGAAGATTAAAAATAACAACATCTTCTTGGAAGATTTGCTTCAAAATATCTTTAGCAGCATCAGGTAAAATATATAAGTTATATTTATTTTTTTCACTTACCCTATTTTTTTCCGTACATAAATCAACTATTTGCTTTAACTTACCATATAATTCATTGGCAAATTTTTCATAAAGTGAATCCTCACTTCTAAAATATTTTTCCAACGAACCATAAGTAACATCTTTATTATATTCACCAACATACCCAAAATAAACAAAAAGAAGTTTCGGCATCTTAAATATACCATGATATTGAATATCTGTCATTCCTGAAGCATTTATATCCCCTTGTGGGTATATGTTACCGGAATTTATCATTCCCAATTGCGTGAAAAATTGTCTAAACAATTCTTTTCGTTCTATATTACCATTACGACCTGCCCTTACTACTTTTACATTCGTAATAAAATCAATATCCGCTTCTTCAAAACCAGCATCATTAGGGTAGTATTCTTTTAAAACCATTCTTGTATATGGAGCAAAAGATTGTACTAAATTAAAATTAATGTCCTCTAAAAAAGAATCGATTTTTCTAATATTTGAACCATCATTTCCGTAACGCCATACCTCACTATCACTATAGTCCCATGGGTCCCATTTTGTATATTCCCATTCATTATCTTTGTTTTTGGTTTTTAATATAAAACCAGTATTATTTCTGTCTCTTTTTACATCATCATCGAAATACCCATATTTCCTTTGAAATATCTGAGGAAAAACATTCGAATAGCCATCAAGATTTCCATTCTTGGAATTAATCCAACCCATGACATTATCCATTCTCATGTCATAACCGTTAATCTCAAGCTGACTACATTCATCACTCCACACATTTTTTTCACCGGCTGTTAAAATTTTTTTTCCACGGCCCGTGTCAATAGTGTCTTTATCATCATTATGATATACCTTATAATCTATTGAATATGTTTGGGTACCATCATATGATGCAAGATAGTTTTCAAGATATTCCTTAACTTTTTCTGTTGCATGGTTAGCATCCCAAACGGACGAATCCTTAAGTATTTTTCTCTTGGATGATTGTGAATTACACATAAAGAGATTTAATGCTTCAACCTCGGCAAATGTTTTCAATGACAGCGCTGTATCCTCCCCCTGATTGAACATATAGCGAAGGGCTAACCTCTTGGCAAATATCTTCAAAGCCTCAGGAATCTTCCCACCATCAGCCTCAAGTGGTGCCCCACTATAAAACACATTATCGCTACCGCCCTCATAAAGGTCAGTCAAAAGTGATGGAATACCACCCTGTGGAAAACCACTCCATTTTGTAGAACTATCAAAATCCGCAAGAACATCAGCAGCCCCCTTTGCATATGATGTTGCGCCCTTTACAACATACTCAACAAAATCCCTTTCATCATAGTTACTAAGTTGAGGGCTGTCAGCATCGCCAATCCAAATATATTTCTTATCAGATGTTAACATTGGAAATGGCGGCACCGTAAGTTCACGATTTCCGTGTTCCCTACAA